AAGGTAAGGGTTCTGAGGATGGACGGTTCATTGGAACCAACATCCTCAACGAAGCGTTCCTTGAGCGGTTTGCTATCACTGTCGAACAGCCCTATCCTACTGCCGCTGTCGAGAAAAAGATTGTGGTAGGGTCCATGAAGAAATACGGTGAAGTGGATGAAGAGTTTGCCACTAATCTCGTAACGTGGGCTGAAGTCATTCGTAAGACTTTCTATGATGGTGGTGTTGACGAGATTATCTCAACTCGCCGGTTGGACCACATTGTCAAGGCGTTCACTATCTTCAAAGACAAGATGACCGCTATCAAAATGTGTGTCGCTCGGTTCGATGAAGATACCAAAGAGTCCTTCATGGACCTTTACACCAAGGTTGATGCCGGTGTAATGACCAATGAAGAGACTGAAGAAAAAACTGAAGAGGGGGTTGATTTTTAGAAAATAATCCTTATATATAAGAGACACAAGGCAGTTCGTAAGTCCTTGGAAGGGAGTTTTGGTTGGTTCTCCGTAAAAACCAACCACTTTAACGTATCGCCTTATTGGGATACATAACATAATCTTGCTTAGTAAAGGAGATAAACAATGGTAAGCAATACATTAACACTACTCGATAATTTTAATAAACTTACGCCCTATGCAGTTGGGTTTGATCGTGTATTCGACAATCTCAATCGTTATGTGGATAATAACGTAACGTCCACAGGGTTCCCGCCTTACAACATTCGGAAGGAAGGTGATTATAACTATGTCATTGAGATGGCATTGGCGGGCTTCGGTAAAGGTGATATCGAAGTAGAAGTTGCCGAAAATACTCTTTCGGTTCGGTCTGACGGAAAGAAAGACACAGATGACTCAGTATATCGGGGCATCTCTTTCAGACGGTTTGACCGTAAATTTACACTGGCTGACGATATCATAGTCAACGGTGCGTCCTTAGAGAACGGTATGCTCACAATTGAACTGGAGCGTGTCATTCCAGAGGAAAAGAAGCCTCGACTTATTGAGGTGAAATAATTGGAAAGGGGGGTTGACAAAACCCCCCTATTCCTTTAGGATTATATGATGATTAAAGTTTATGAAAATTTCTTTGAAGATAGCGACTTGAAAATCATTCGTGGTTATCTACAAAATCCAACTTGGACAGCTCAAAAAAGTTCCCATGAAGATGAAAGTAATTTTGAAATGTATGATGTCTCTGACATTGAATATTTCAACACTGAACTGCTTGAGTATGTTAACTCTAAACTAGATAGTAATTTTAAATTAGAGAGAGTGTATTTTAACGGTCAGGACTATGGCCATGATGGCTCATGGCATCCAGATAGTGATATCGGTTACACTCATTTGACATATCTAAATCCTGATGTTTCACCTCACTGGGGTGGAGAGACACAATTTCAAGAGAAGCCAGGCACAATCAAAAGTGTCCTGCCTGAATACAATTCATCTGTGGTGTTCAAAGGTAGCATCCCACACAGGGGTCTTGCTTTCAATAATGAAAACACACCAAAAAGAATTTCCCTCGCATTTAAATTAATACCTAACACAAAAATATTTGGAAAAGAAGAAAAACCAGTGAAAGAAACACCGTCTATCGCACACAGAATACCTATGGAACAACATGTTAAACCAGCAGTGATTGTTGGTAGTGCAAAGTTTAGTGATGAGATAGTCGAAGAGATTATCGCTGAGACAGACTTCTTACGAGAGAACGGTGAAAGTCATGGTTCAAAACTCGTCGGTCAGCTCAAGAATGATGAGAGGTCAAAACAACTAAGTTTTGATATGGACAACGATGTAGGAAAGTTATTGAAAAAAATATTTGACTCTGTTGGAGACAGATATCTACAAGAAATGTTAGGAGTGGAAGCAAGGTCAGATTGTTTTGAGATTTGGAGTAATCATGCTTACGCTGGTGACTACAATCCTCTACACACTCATGGCACTGCGACGATGGCTGGACTATCAGGTTTCATGTGGTTGAAAAATCCACCTTGCATTGAAGAGAAGTGGAATGACCTCATTGAGAGTGAGGGATTGTCAGAGGAATTTCCTGATATCAAAGAGACAGGGAGTTTACCTAACGGCACCACTCCACAACTCACAAATGCTGCTGGTGGTATTGATGGGTGGACTTGCATGGTTTGGAACCCAAGACACGGCCAAGATATCGAAATGTTAAGACCACATGGACAGTGTTATCTTAAACCGACTGTCGGTCAAATGTTTATCTTTCCAAACTGGTTACATCATGAGGTGTATCCCTTCTTTGGAGAGGGCGAAAGATTATCAATCGCAATGAATTGGAATGTTCAATTCTCTGATGAATACATGTTGAAGGGTGCTTCTGAGGAAGCTAAAAAACAGTATTATGAAATGATTGAACAACAGAAGTTGGACCAGAAAATTCTTGCAAAAGCAAAAGAGGATAAATCTTGAAAAAAATAGACTACAAATATAACGAAGGCAAAATACTTGCCGAGTTGAAAGAGTATATCGACTCCACATATGACGAACACTATAGTAAAAATAGATTTCAAGCTACAGAGTTTATCATAGACGGTGGACACGGTGAAGGTTTTTGTATCGGGAACATTATGAAATATGCACAACGATATGGAAAAAAGGGTGGAAAAAACAAAAGGGACTTGTTAAAAGTAATCCACTATGGTATTATAGCATTATACATTAATGAAATGGAAGAGAGTGAAAATGAAACTGAGTGACACAACTATCTCTGTGTTGAAAAACTATTCGTCTATCAATCAGAATCTTAAAATTGATGCAGGCAATAATCTAGTTACGATGTCTGCGATGAAGAATATTGTGGCTAAATCGAAAGTCGAAGAGACTTTTGAGAAGGACATTGCAATATATGATTTAAATGAGTTTCTTGCTGCACTATCTTTATTTGAAAGTCCAGAGTTGGATTTTGAGGATGACTATGTAATGATAAGCAATGAAGGTAAAACTTCATCTTGTAAATATTGGTATTCTGATCCATCCGTGGTGACAACTGTCTCTAATCCGATTGAAATGCCAGAGAGTGAAGTTTCTTTTACATTGTCTAGTGATGAACTATCTAATATCACTAAGGCAGCTGCGGTTATTGGAGTCCCTGACATGGTGTTAGAGAATGGCAGTCTTCGGGTGACAGATAAAAAGAACCAGACTGCAAATGCGTTTAGCATGAATGTTGCTCAAGATGTTAAACATCTTAACTATGCTTTTTGGTTCAAAGTTGAGAACTTGAAACTGATGCCTGGCACATATGATGTCTCGGTGAGTTCTAAGAAAATTAGTCACTTCAAAAACACAAGCGTTGATATAGAATATTATATCGCACTTGAACCAGAATCACATTATGGCTAAATATATTCCTTGACAGACATCAGTTTCTTTGTTATATAAATATTAATAAATGTTTGTAAATGGAGAGATTGATGTCACTTCAAGAGTATGTTCACCAACTGCGGCCTCGTAAAGAGTCGTATGTTAATCATGTAGAGAGACTACAAAATCTTTCAGAGCAAACTTCTTTGCCAAAAGATGTTTTTGGTGGACTATCATATGAGAAAAATGAAAGACAATCTTCATCAAAACGTGATGTTATCATTGTTCGCTCTAAAGATAGAGAAACAGACAGAGACGAAATTTTAAGAAATTTAAGACAAGCAGGAGTTAGTGCTGAACTAGGTTCTGCTCAGTCTAGTGTTGACCCTATCGACGGTGTTTACGATGGAAGAAATTTTCGCATATTTGTAAAACCCATATCTGGTGGTATGGCAGAGACAACTTTAAACGCTAGTATTACAGAGTTATTTCCTTGTATCGCTTTTGAAATTAGACACAATCCGATATCACCTCAAGATTTTCATGAATTTTTAGTGGGAGTTGACGTTAGTAAGTTGAAATGTATTGGTTCAAAAGACGTTGCAGCTGCTAAAGAAACCATTAATAAAGCAGATACATCCTCTAAGTTTGAGGAAAAAATGAACAATGCTATCGGCATACATCAGTTTTTAATGGACTCCGCTAAAGATAAACCAATTAGAAATGTGTTCTGGGGATACAGACAAAAACCAACTGGAGTGCCAAAAAATCATCCTGGCGATATGTTTATCGAATATAATGATGGTAAAAAGTTGGGGGTGAGTCTGAAAGCTGGTGGTAAAAAAACGTCAGAGCCACAGTTAAATACATATGTAACTCCAGTTTTTACTGCGTTTGGTGAGCAAAGAAAGTTAGACGCACTGATGAGAACCGCATATAGTCAAGTTTACTCTAAAATAAAAGGAATGCCACCCCAAAACAAGTTCACTAAAGATAGAAAAACTCAACAGGTGTTACGAGATTTTGATAGAAAAAATAATAAAGAGTATGAAGAATTATATAATCAATACTTAGAAATAATGAGGGATGGTATTGTCGCATTGTTCAATTCTAGTAAAGATAAATCACTTAATTATATTAAGACTGAAATTTTAAGAGATGCTCCAGATGTCCCAACAATGGTAATTAAGGCTATCGGAACCTCTTATGAGGAGGTGACAGACAAGGATGCTGTTGGGGTCTTTCTTCCACAAGTTAAATTCATCAAAGCATATAAAAGTAAATCGTCAAAACAAAACTGGTTTATTGAATTAAAATCTGGTGCTGAGACTTTAACAATGAACATGTCCATAAGAACAAATAAATCTGGTCATGCTGGACAAAAGAAATTAGGACAATTTAGTTTAGCGGTAAAATACAACGGACTCGCAAAATGATTAGTTTCAAAGATATGCTCACAGAAAGTAAGGCAGGCAAAAACTTACACCTTGAACACTTAGAGGATGAAATCCTTAACTTTGGTGTTGATGGTGGTAGAGCCGCATTGAACTTTCTACGGTCACTGAGAGATATGCTTGCTGGTGGTTCTAGAAGTTCTGTCAATATGACTGTGAAGTGGGACGGTGCTCCTGCCATTTTTGCCGGAGTTGAACCAGAGACAGGCGACTTCATTGTTGCGAAGAAATCAGTGTTCAATGTAAATCCAAAATTGTATAAGACAGAGGCAGAGATAGACGATGACCTATCTGGAGCTCTGAATTCAAAGTTTAAGATTGCACTCAAAGAGTTTTCAAAGTTAGGTATCAAAGGTGTACTTCAAGGTGACTTGATGTATACTGATGACATGGAGCCACAGACGATTGATGGTGTCAAGTACATCACATTCCAACCAAACACGATTGTATATGCGGTGCCTGTGAACAGTGACTTGGGAAAAACAATGTTGCGTTCCAAGGTTGGTATCGTTTGGCACACCACATATACAGGTAAAGAACTACAGAATATGAAAGCATCTTTTGGTGCAGATATATCAAAACTAAACAAGGTATCCTCTGTATGGATGGATGATGCGACATACAAAGATGTATCAGGAAAGGCCACATTTACAGAAAGTGAAACAGAGAAAGTGACAAAAGTGTTGTCTGAAGTCGGTAGAACTTTTCAAAAAATCAACGGTCCTAAGTTAAGAGCATTTTTGAAACTGCAAGATAGTATGACAGGTGTTCTTGCTGGTGCATCATTAAAAACATATAACAATAGTAAAGTGAGAGCTGGAGAGAAGGTCACCAATCCTTCTGCTCATGCAAAGGGATATGAACAGTGGGTATCTGATACCATCCAGAAACAGATTGACAAAGCAAAAAGTAGCAAAGGTAAAGACAAGTATCGTAATATTCAAAAGGAATATGTGAGAGAGGTAAAACGACACACTGTGAACTTAGTTCAAGTTATTACTTTCCAAAACTTACTAGTTGACGCAAAAATGCAAATTGTTAAAAAACTAAATAGTGTAAAGGGATTGACTGATACATTTATTCGTACACCCAATGGTTATAAAGTGACCAATCCCGAAGGTTATGTTGCTATTGATAAGGTGAGTGGTGGAGCTGTTAAACTCGTAGACCGTATGGAGTTCTCGTTTAATAACTTTACAGCAATAAAGGCATGGGACAAATGAAGAAGTTTAAAGAATTTTCAGATTTAAATGAAAGAATTTTTAATATTGCTCAACGCAAAAAACAAGCTCGTCGCATGGCAATTGTTGCTAAATCGGCAGCGTTCATAAGAAAAAAGAAACGCACTATGATGAGAATAAGAAATAGTGCGAAACTATTTTTAGTTGCTAAAAAACAAACACTTATGAATTTCAGAAAGAAAGCATACCCAAACTACAAGGACATGTCCATACCACAAAAGGTAAAGGCAGATCAAATTGTCATGCAGAGGTTTGGTCCAAAGATAGATAAAGTAGCAAAAAAGGTTGCAAAGAAACTAAAATCAAAAGAAGCTGAAAGAGTTGCGAAACTTAAAGCAAGTGCAGACGAGAAAGAATAATGAAAAAATTTAGTGAATTAATGGAAGTCAGGGGAGATACCGCCGTATTCACATTTGGGCGTTTCAATCCACCAACAACAGGCCACGAAAAATTAATCGACGCACTTGCTAGAGAGCAGAAGAAAAATACTGGCGCACCAATGTATGTGTTCCCCTCGCACTCAAATGACCCCAAAAAGAATCCTTTACCACATGCACTCAAAATTGCATACATGAAAAAGATGTTTCGTAAGTATTCAAAAAATATTGCAGTGTCAAGTGCGAGGAATGTGTTTGAGGTTGCAACATTCTTACACAATAAAGGTCATCGTGCGGTGGTCATGGTTGTTGGTTCTGACCGTGTTGCTGAGTTTACTAGACTTCTGAACGAATACAATGGAGTTCAAGGTAAACATGGTTACTATGATTTTGATAACATAGAAGTAAAGTCTGCGGGAGAGCGTGACCCAGATGCAGAGGGTGTAGCAGGGATGTCCGCTTCTAAGATGAGAGCAGCTGCCGTTGAGGGTGACTATGATTCCTTCAAACAGGGACTACCGTCTGGATTTAAAGACGGTGAAAGACTATTTAGGGATGTTCGTAAAAACATGGGTATCCGTGAAGAGCGTATGATGGGTGAACTAGATTTTTACGAAGAAATAAGAGATGATTATCTCACAGGCAAGATTTGGAATGTTGGAGACATTATAGAGGCAAATGGACTGTCAGGTGAAGTTGTCCGTAAAGGAACAAACTATATTTCATTTATGACAGAGGACGGTAAAGTTCATAAGGCGTGGTTGAGTGACGTTAGACTTGATGAAATGTCATGGTTTAGAAGAGCAGCATCAAAAATTGACCAAATGCGTCATCCTAGAGGTTATGATAATTTGGTTAAGAGATATATCCAAATAATAAAAGACAAAGGTGGAACACAAGTTAGAGACGCTAGTAGTATTAAAATAAATAATCCATCCAGCATAGCTTCAGAGGTCGCACAAGAAGTGGGACTGTCTCCAAGAGCTTTTGTTGAGTACATCAATAAACTTGTGAAGAAAGGTGTTTTACCTAAAGAGTTGAAAGCAGAATATCAGATTGAGAGTGATGATAGTTTCACAAGTCTTGTTCTTCAAATGGAAAAGTTGCGTAGAGTAAAACAAGACCCAGATGTAGAGGATAGCCCTGGCACAGAACCAGCAAAGTATTTTGCAAAAGGTGCTGGTGGTAAAGAATTGGCAAAATCTACGAAAAAAGCTCGTGCAAGACATTTTGACAAGAAAGCAAAAATGAGCGATGATGACCCAAGAGCATACGAACCAGCTCCTGGCGATGCAAAATTAAAAACAAAACCATCTAAACACACCAAGAAGTTTAAACAGATGTATGGTGAGAAATTAGGTAAAGACGCTGATGCGGGTGACTATGTAAAGGATTTCTATAAATCAGACGCACCACAGTTCAAAGGTAAGTCAAAGAAGAAACGCCGTGATATGGCGATTGCTGCGTTTCTCTCAAGGAATGAGGCTCTACTTGATAGAGTGGATGAGATACTGACAGAGAACGGTCATACTGATGTTGCATCAATGAAGACGAAGGTTGCAATCGCATACAAAGCGTTAGAAAAGATGCAAGGTGAGTTAGAGAAACTTGGTGATGAGGATAGTCTTCCTACTTGGTGGACAAACAAAGTTGCAACTGCTGTCAGTAGAATAGATGACATGGCAGACTATATTGATAGTCAGGTGGATGAAGCATATACACTAGATGAGAAAAAGATAAAAGGATTAGTTACTAAGGCAGAGAAGTCTGGTATGCCATATGGTATCTTGAAAAAGGTGTATGACCGTGGAATGGCTGCGTGGAGAACAGGACACAGGCCAGGCACCACACCGCAACAGTGGGCGTTTGCGAGAGTGAACTCTTTCGTCACTAAGAGTAAAGGAACTTGGGGCGGAGCAGACAAAGACCTTGCAAAACAAGTGCGGGGAGAGAGTTTAGAAGAGAAAAAGTTGAATAGTTGGGGTGAACTTACAGAAAAAGCAGAATACAATGGAAGACCTGTAGACCTAAATAATCCTACAAGGGGTGATACAAAAAAGTATAAAGTTTATGTGAGGAATGAAAAGGGCAACGTGGTAAAGGTTGAGTTCGGTGACCCTAATATGGAAATCAAACGAGATGATCCAGGCAGAAGAGCAAATTTTAGAGCAAGACATCAGTGCGATACAAATCCAGGCCCAAAGTATAAAGCGAGATATTGGTCATGCAAGTTTTGGGAAAAGGGTAAATCAGTTACGGACTTAATGAAGGGATAAGGACATGACAAGTTATACAAAAACAATGCGTGAAGCAAGGGAAGAAATGTTACAGTCCCTAAATGAGAGTAATCTTGAAAAAATGCGTAAAGCAGCAAAGGGTGCAAAGCAAACACTCAAGATGAAAGACGGTTCTATTGGTATGGATAGTTTCACCGCATCTGCCATCATGCAAATCTATGATAAGGTTAATGATAAAAACAAAAAGACTATGGAAAATTTGTTGAAAGATGGTAGAAAGGCAGACATTGTGAAACTCATGAAATTTGCCATGTCCAAAGTCAACGCTGAATATGTCCCAGAGGAGTTTGAGGAAGAAGTTGAACTTGAAGAAAAAGTTGGACTTGATGAGAAACTTGACAAAGAGGATGAACCAACCATCAAGAAAGTTGTCAAGATGTTGAAGAAGGCAAGTGGCGCTCACGCTGGTCAAGCAAAAGATTTAGAGAAGGCAATGACCGAAGAGGACAAACTTGATGAGGGTAAAATGAAACAACTTCACCAACTCATGAAAGATGGTAAGTCTGCAAAAGAGATTGCAAAGATTATGAAGTTGGATGTTAAAACAATTCAAGCGTTGATGGATGAGAAATCTGAACTTGAAGAAAAACGACACATAGACCCAGCTGACATAGATATATCTGCGACAGATGATGATATCAAAGCGGCAGATAAGAATATTATGATGCAGCTGAGAAAGTCTGTCTCTTTGCGTGGTCAGTTCCCAGTGGAGTTCTTGGATAAAAAGAAGGTCAAAGTCCCGCAGAAAATTGCACTTGCTGTTATCGCAAAATACAATAGTCTAAGAAAACCAATGGACAAAGAAAAGTTTCAAGCAAAAATCGCAAAGTCACATAGAGACTTGCTGATGGGATTGAAAGAGGGATTTGCGAGTGACGCACAAAGACGAGCTGCATTTGCACAAGGTTATAAAGCAAAAGGTAAAAAAGATAAAAAAGAGGATATTGATGAAGCTGGTTATGTGGGAAGAAAAGACCCTATGCCTGCTGGTAAAGAACTGGCTAAACTAATGAAGAAAAAACGTAAAGGTAAAAAAGAATCCACACTAGAACGGATGAATAATAAAATACAGGAGAGGAAGAATGGGTAAAAAATACCTAGATACAAAAAAGAATACACTTGAGGCGTCCATTCTAGATGTTTGGAAAGAAGCAGCAAAACTCAATGAGTATAAGACAAAACTTGGTGAGAAAAGGCGAGTCGCTGGTGGTGATATGCGCCGTACAGAGAACAAGAAACTCAAAGAGTCCACTTTTCAAGAAGAAAAACATGAGTATGAAAAGTTCTTCGCTGCAGCTATGAAAAAGTTTAAGATTAACTCTCCTGCTGACCTCAAGTCAGATGAAGAGAAGAAAAAATTCTTTGACTACGTTGATAAGAACTACAAGTCCAGCGCAGAGAAAAAGACAGGTAAAGAAGACCCAACTGAAAAAGATAAAGAGAAGATTGGTGAGGAACTCCAAAAACAATATGAGTTCAAAATGCAGAGCATGAAAGATGCTGTGCAGAAAGTTTGGGAAATGTCTGACCGTGAGAAGATTGAGACAAAAAGAGCTCGCTCAGTTCAGGCAAGACCCGGCAAAACGATGACAGGAGATGATGCGTCTGTGGTTACGGTGAATCCGAAAATTAAAGCTTGACATGTCAGTAAATATCTGGTAGAGTACACTTATGAAAACACTTATGCAAATGAGACAAATCTCAGAGCAGGATTTGCCAGATATCTATTGTGATATGGATCAAGTTCTATGTAACTTTATGAAGGGTGCTGATGCTGCTGTCGGTGGTTCCTTTGTGAACACTGATAAAGATGAACGGTGGAACAAGATTAGTCAGACAAAGAACTTCTGGTCAAATCTTGAATGGATGCCAGGTGCAAAAAGAATGTATCAGTTCATTGAAAAGTATGACCCATACATTTTGTCTGCTGCCTCTGGTCGTGACCCCAACTCTAGAACTGGGAAACTTAAATGGTTGGCAAAAAACACCAACTTTCCAAAGTCTCGTATCTATCTTGTCATGCGGTCACAAAAACAAAAATATGCAACAACTAACGGAAAACCTAATATTTTGATAGATGATTATATAAAAAATATAAAAGAATGGGAGAAGAAAGGTGGCATCGGTATTCGTCACACTGACCCCCGCAAAACTATAAATGAATTGAAACGTCTAGGATTTAAATAGTATAAATATAGTAAAACATATTCGATAAGAATAGGAGAAGAAAATGCCAATTTTTAGTAGAAGACAAGCTGGGTTCATTGTGATAGAAGATGGCGGCACAGACGGTTCTGGGGGAAACGCTGGTGATAAAATCATTCTGGACGGTGGAAATAACGGTGATACAGCTGAACACTTCTTGAAGTATCAAGATGATGTGAGTGATGAGACAAAACCAAACTTCTTGACAGAAGCTGCCGATGGTGATAGTGCTTACTCAAAAGAAAACTGCTATGCCACTGATGCTGGTTGGGTGATGCGCCCAGGCTCCCCTGCAACTGGTAACGGTAACGTAGACGCTGACCCAGAGGTTCTGGTTTGTAGTCGTGGACTTCAAAGTTTTGGTGTTGGCAATCCGACTGCGAAACAAATTACGATTGGCAACGCTTCCAGTAAAACCACATTTTTCCCAGATGGTGATACTTTCTCTGGTGGCGCTTCTTCAAGTGAAAATGACATTGTTGTTTATACATACTTCAACGAGTCGGTTGCGATAGTGGGAACACCACAACTTGGTTTGAAACAGGCAACAGCATTAGGTTCTTCTTTTGAAACTTTGAACTACAAATCATCATTGTCTAACTTAGATGCCGGTATCGTGGCGTTTGGACTTGATGCGAGTGTTGATACTCGTACATCAGCTGTCACGAACAATACCTTGGGTGTTAATTCTGATGATGCCATTTCCCTTAATAGTGGTAGGATTACGAAAAACTCTGGTGGTAAACTTATAGAAGAGACAAATGGACATCCTATCACTTTTGATGATGGTGCGTCCACTGAAGCACCAATGAGTTTGGGAGACATTGTTCTTGAAGATACAGACATTGCTGAACTTACGTTGAGGGCAGACTCAGACGCTTCGTTCACTGTGTCCTAAGACTGTTATAAATAACTAAACAACGCTATATTATGAGGTAAATTATGGGTTTAGATAAAGAGACTATTTTAG